CTTCCAGCCGGTGACAGCCGTTTTGCTCAGACCGGCGTTCTGGGCGGCTTTGGAAGGGGACTCTCCCCGGGCTTGACAAAGGGCGATGTAATTTTCGTAAAACATAGGCGTGAACTCCCTGCGCCATCCCCGTCTTGTAGATTTTATCCAAAAAGGACAAGAAGAACGGGGGTATTTTCTTTTTGATTTTGGAGAGGTTCACTAAGTTCTTGAAAATGTACAAATTCTACTTGACAAGTTTAATATTATACACTACAATGAACGTGCGGTTGAGAGATGTGAACTTAAAACGACTCCCGTTGGGACTGGCGGTGCGTCTCCGGTACAGGTGTGTGATGTGCGGAGCGGCTGCCAGCAATGGAAGCCAGTTTGCTTTCCAAAACCATGGACTTATTATACCATGACGGTTCTCATTTTTCAACAACTATTTTTAGAAAAGTATACAGTTCAAAGTGTCCGATAATTCGGACGGAAAGGAGAAACAGATGGAAGAACCCTGGATTCTGGCGGAACAGGAGGCGCAGCTGGCTGACCGGCAGCGGAAGCGCAGACCGGTGTGCGCCGACTGCGGGAGACGGATTGCGAAAGGGTGGGCGTTTGAGCTGGACAAGGGGGAATTTTTGTGCGAGAAATGCGCAAGGCTGCGGGTGGTGGAGATTTGACGGGAATGCCCTGTAGGGACGGCGTTACGAGAAAGGAGAGATGATTCTGGAAGAAGATGCACAGCGGGTGCGGCTGGCGGCGCTGGGGCTGCTGGACAAGCTGGAGCAGGCAGTCACAGAGCTGGACAAGGGCATCCTGACCCGGAAGGAAAAGGACGGCGAGACGGTGTTTGAAATTCAGAAGGGCAAGGGAAAAGGGCTGGTGGATCGGAACGGGCTGAAGCAGCTGACCGGTGTGCTCAAGGATTTACAGGACATTCTCTGCCAGGATGATTTGACCACCCGGGAGCGGGAGCTGAAATTAAAGCGGCTGGAAATGGAGCTTTCCGGGGCGGCGGATTCCGGCATCACCGTGGAGCTGATGGGGGAGGCGCAGACCTATGCCCAATAAGCTAATGATGCCCGCCCCCAATGAAAAGCAGCGCATGGCGCTCTTGGAACGCCACCGGTATGTGGGCTACGGCGGGGCAAGAGGCGGCGGCAAAAGCTGGTTCGTCCGCTGGAAGGCGGTGCTGCTGTGCCTGCAATATCCCGGCATCAAGGTGCTGATTACCCGGCGCACCTACCGGGAGCTGTACAACAACCACATTGCCCCCCTGCTGCTGATGCTGGGCGGCATCGCCACCTACATCAAAAGCGACAAGATTTTCTTTTTCCCCAACGGCAGCACCATCTGCTTTGGCTACTGCGACGGCGACGAGGATTTGGGGCAATACCAGGGCGCCGAATACGACATCTGGTTTGCCGAC